GGCGATGCTGCGGCTACAAACCCATGGGCAAACGGCGTGCGGGCCGACCAGGGCGACGACATTGCCAAACGCGATTACTCTCCGGCGTCAAGCAAGCTTCAATCAAGAGTTTCTGCCGTCCAAAGGTATATTCCAGGCGACATTTTCGGGTACATAATCGCCAACGATGGCACGGGTTCGATCGGGGCTGTGCAGGTTGCAGGGGAGTCACGGCAACTCCTCACGAGATTAATAAGGACGAGATCAATAAGGTCAATCCGAGGCATGAGAGCAAACAGGTGGTGATCCCTATGGGCGAGAATGGGCGGAAGCCAGATGGTACCTTCGCGGCAGGAAACAGATGTGCCGTCGGCAACAAGGGCGGCAGGCCCACCAACGCTGCCAGGCGAGTGATCGACGAGCTTCTCCACGCGCCAGAGGTCTATATCCACGACGAGGACGGCAAGCCCATCGGCCAGGCCGTCAGCCTGGTCGAGAAGGCCAGGATCACGATCGACAACGCCCTCTCTTCCACGGACAAGGACGGGAACACCAGCTACGCCGCACTCATGGCAGCCCGTGACATCTTCAACCGTGCATTCGGGCTCCCCAAGGCCACGATGGACCTCCGCGTCTCCAACACCGACACACTGATCGACGACCTCAACGCCGCCGAGCAGCAGGCCGAACTCGACGAGCTGAACGAAGCAAACAAACCAGGCCGCCTCAATGGGAAACCGTGAGTGTTGACCTCTCCACGCTTGAAATACCAAATGTTCAACCGCTCGAATACGCGGGTGGCATCTGCGAGCTGAGATTCCCAGGCAACCGGACGATCCGCATCCCCAAAGAGCCTGCGGATTTCATGGGCTGGCGGAGAGACATACTCCGCAGGGGTGAATCATCTTCCAGGTTCCGCCGAACCATGATGTCGATGGTCCACGAGCTGTGCCCCGAGGCCGCGATCCTCTGGTTCAACGCCTTTGGATGGCTCTTCAAGCAGCAACGGGTCAACGCGGCGGGACACCAGGTGTCGGTCAAAGGCAAGGCCACCAATGTGCCGGCGAACCTCTGGCCGTGCCAGGACGACGCGATCGGCCAGGTCTTCGAGGCGATCCACGACGGGCACGATCTCGTCGTGGACAAATCACGCCAGATGGGCGTCACCGTCCTCATCAGCGGCATCTTCAACTGGTGGTTCCTGTATCAACCCGCGAGTGTCTTCCTCGTGATGAGCGAGAAAGAGGCCCTGGTCGATAACCCAGACGACCCCTACAGCATCTTCTGGAAACTCGACTACATCAACGACCGGCTGGCCTGGTGGGCCAAGCCCGACATCCGACACCCCAAGAGGCTGCTTCTGACCAACAAGAGTAATGGCAGCACGATCCTCGGACGAGCGACCACGGCAGATACCGGGCGAGGTGGGGCCTTGCTCGCGGCGCTCATAGACGAAGCCGCCAGCATCGCAGAGCTCGAAGCGATCAAGACAGCACTCGCCGACGCCACGAGCTGCCGCATCGCCAACTCCACACCCAAAGGCCCCGGCGTCTACTCTGATATGGTGTACGACGGCTCCTGGCCAGTGCTGCAAATGCCGTGGTGGAACCACCCCGAGAAGGGCCGTGGCCGAGAGCTCGCATACGATGAGGCGATCGGAGAGGTCTATGTCACGAGCCCCTTCTACGAGCACCGCGTCAAGCGAGCTGGAGGACGGCTAACCGCCGAGATCGCCCAAGAACTCGACATGAAGCACCAGATGGCAGGCTCCAGCTTCTTTGACCAGGTGCATGTGCTCAGGCAGAAGGCACAACACGCCACAGACCCGCTCAGCGTGTGCCAGCTCGGGATCAGCACCGACCTCCACGAAGACGACTGGCTGCGGTATATCGCGGGCCATGCCAAACCAGACCCGCTCACAGCGACCCTCAAAGACATCGATCTGACCACAAACGGCAACCTCTCACTCTGGATCGACCTCGAAGACTCCAGAAAGGGCATGAGACCACCGCAGCGGATGACCTACGCGATTGGCGCGGATGTCGGCCAGGGCCAGAACGCCTCTCACTCGGTCGCCAGCATCTTCGCCATCGAAATGGGCCGGAAGGTCGGCGAGCTGGTAGACGCGAGTATCAACCCCCACGAGTTTTCCCGCACACTCGCCCTCCTGGGTCTCTGGTTTGGTGGAGCAACCCGAATACCGCTGCTCAACATCGAGGCAAACGGCCCGGGGCTCACCGTCATCAGGCAGCTCCAGAGACTCTACTACCCACGGATCATGCGGAGACTCACCAAAGGCCCGTCAAATGCCAAGCAGGGGGAGAAACTTGGCTGGTTTTCCTCGGTCGCCACAAAACAGGACCTCCTCCAGGCATACAGAGCAGCACTCAGCACGGACAGTTTCATCAACCCGAGCCGACCGGCACTTGTTGAAGCGTCTAAATATGTCCGCTACGCAAATGGCTCGATCGGCCCCGGCAGGCTCGAACACGAGAGCGCAGACGCCAGGGCGACACACGGAGACCGCGTTATCGCCGATGGTCTCGCCTGGATGGCTGCTCAGAGCCTCGGCGCTCAATCGCACGCCGAAGACATCCCACCCCCCGAAGGCAGCGCAGCAGCGGACGAGTTGATCCTGCAAAGACTCGAAGAAAAGGCCAGAGGGGGGAAATCAAATACTCGGGCCAAACACGGGGGTGCTTCGATCACCTGGAGGGGCTCCAAGGGCGGTCGTCGGTGGTGAACTAGCTCACCACAAGCTCACGACTATGGGGGTTGGCGCGTACCTAGGCCCCAAGATGGGGGTTGAATGGGGTTACTTTTTTCAAATACACCACTTGCCCTGGATTTCGAGGGTGGGTATGAGACCCTGGTGACACGGTGGACCGCTGGAGCGTTCCTTGGCAGGGTTTATCACACCCAAAGCTCTCAAGCGTGCCTGCATCCGCAGCGAGACTCGGATCAAACCGTTCCGGGATCAGCGCAAGAGGTTCGTCAAAGAATACCGTGGCCGCTTCTACGGCGACAACGGCGATGCCGAAGCCCAGCCGATCAACCTGATCTACCGCCACATGACCGTCATGGCCGCCCACCTCACTGCGGGCAACCCGATCAACGATGTCCGAACCGACCGACTGGAGTTCCGTGCCCAAGCCCTCCTGCTCAAGTTGGCACTCGGGCACCTCGATCAGCAAATAGACCGTGCCCGTATTTCACGCCGGATGCTCATGGAGTCTTTCGTCTCCCCCTGCATGTTCGCCCGTGTCGGGATGCGTGCTGGTGTCGAGTTGGTCACGGTGGACGGCGAGAGCTACGACCGTGGGCAGCCGTACTACATGCCGATCTGTCTCGACGACATGATCTACGACCCCGTCGCCAGGTGTGACGACGAGGCCCTCTTCATGGGCCACAAGTACCGGATCAACCGGGATCGGGCGCTCGAGAGCGGGGTATTTAAGGGATACGAGGATCAAATCAAGAAGCTCCGTGCCGTCAGCGACAGCATGGGCGAGCCGTTGGCAGCCGAAACCACCCCGGATCGTGGTGACCCACTCGCCTACGCCGGTGGTGACATCATCGAGCTGGCCGATGTTGCAATCTACGACGACGACATGGTCTACATGGCGACGATCCCCTGGGGGGAGGACGAGCCGGACGAGTATTTCCATTTCGACCTCTGGGATGGACCCGAGCGAGGCCCGTTCGTCAAACGAGAGTTCACGCCCGGGATCGACTCGCCCTTCGGTGTCCCACCCGTCGCCCAAGCCCGAGAGCAGGCCGAGCTGGTCAACAGCACGCTCAATAAGCTCTCCGACCAAATCGACAACCTCAAGACGATCATGGCATACAAGCCGGGCTTTGACGACACCGCCAAGGCGATGGACGACGCTCCTGATTTCGGCAAGGTGAAGGTCGAAGACCCCAGGACCGATGTCAATGTCATCCCGATCAACACCGTGACGCCCGGCCTTGACGGTTTCGCCACGATGATGCTCAACTTATGGAACGAACAGACGAGCGGCATCCAGATACTCGGAGGCACCGGGGGGAGCAAGGACAAGACCGCGACTGAATACGCTGGTCAGAGTTCGGCCGCGGGCCTAATGATCGGCGACCTGGCCCGCGAGCATGAGCGGTTCGAGACTGAAGTCACAAAGCGGTTGGCCTTCTACCTCCGCACCGACCCGTTCATCAAGCTCCCCCTCGTCCACCGGATGCGTGGTGGCGAGCTGATCCAGGTCAACTACACCCCTGATATGGTCGAGGACGACCACGGCGAGTTCACCTACAAGATTCGTACGCTCTCGATGCGTGCCGAGACGCAAGACCCGATCATCCGCCAGCGTCGGCTCATCGAGCTGATCGGCTCGTTCGCCCAGATCGCCCAGGTGAGTGCCCTGACCGAGGGGATGATCGACTTTTCGGGCAGCGTGCGCGTCTTTGCCCGCGAGTTCGGCATCGAAGAGGTCGACGAGATCATCGGCGACCCCGGATACGCCGCGATGCAAAAGGCGATCTACAGCCAAGTTCCGGGTCCGTCGATGGGACAGCCCAGCCCTATGCGTGGGCTCAGGCCCGAGGCACTTACCCATATGCGGACCGCCACAAGCAACAGGCACACGACCACCGCCGGTGTGACCACCGGAGCAATTGGTGGCGCAATCCCGAGCCCAGCCGCATAGGAGCCGCAGCATGGAAACGAAAATCGATGACAACCAACCAGACCCCTCCACCATGACGATTGACGAGAAGGTTGAGTATCTGCTCGAAAATCTCGGCGATGTCAAGATGTGGGTGTTTGGCGAGTCGTTGGCAGATCAACACAGAAGTGCTGTTGAAAGCCAAGGTGCTCACAGGGAAAGTGTTACGGCTCAGTTCAACGGCGTTCGCGGCTGCATCGACAAGAATGACATCGCCGTCAGAGAGCTGATTTCAGCGGTCGATAAGAACATGGCCAAGGCGTGTTCGGTCCTTGCGAACAGGATCAACGCACTGGGTGACGATCTGAACAGGCGAACCGCAGTTCCCGGTTCCGTCGCGCAAACATCCGAGCCCGACGACAACGCGAGCCCGATCGTCCTGTTTGTAGAAACGCTCGCCAAGGAAGCACACGAGGGCTGGCGGCAAAGCGCGGACCGCAGCTACTCGCCGCACAACATGCCGTGGAGCAAGCTGACGCGGGGCCAGCGTGCGAGCATTTCTCGCAATACGCGGGGCATCCTCGACGAGATGGCCAAACACGCCGATCTGTTTGCACGCCCCGTCATCATCGACGACCCCTACGAGGGTGTCGAGTTGGAGGTTGGGACCATTCCAACTTCCGAGGCGGGGATGCGAGCCGAGTTCGCCAAAGCAGGCGTCGAAGTGCCAGACGGCATGATCGTCTCGGATGCACCACACCCCGACGACCACCCAGAACCGCCCGCATCCTTCCTGGCCGGCGATCCGTGCGTCTTTCAAGACCCGGATGGCAAGTCCGGGCCAGTCAACGCCAAGGTCATCACCGCAACCGACAAGAGCGGTCGTACCCAAATCCAGTTCACCAACGGGCTCAAGGACATCGTGAATGCCCGCTGTCTGAAACGCCCAGGCTGAACCCATGCCCTGCTATGACCTCCATTGCCCAGCCTGTGACCACCGTTACGAGGACTTCGCGCCCATGGCGCTGCGGTTCACGCTTCGGTGTCCACGGTGCGGGGACAAGGTCGAGAACGACTGGAGCAGCCAGCGGGCACCCGCCGTCGAGAAGGACTGGCACGGCTCGAAGGCACGCTCGATCGGGCTCCTCATCACCGACGAGGAACGCGACGAGGTGCTCCGTGAGTGCCCCTCCGTCGAGGTCAACAAGGCGGGCCAGCTCATCAGCCACAACCGAGGCCACCACCGCAACCAGATGAAGGAACTCTCGGCCTACCAGAAGCGGCTCGTGCAGAAGGACGCCCCGGCACGCGAGGCGAAGAAGCGAGCCGAGGACGCCGAGAAAGCAGAACGACTCAAGTCACTCAAGGAGATCGCCCGTGACACTCTCAGACGCCGACGCCAACAACTCAAACGCATTTAGTGGAGCACTCGGTTTCGAGCCAGAGACCAAAGAGGCTGCCGCTGCGCCAACTCCGACAACCGAAACCTCGGCAACCCCCGCCAAGGAAGCGCCCGTGGTCAACGGGTTCGTGAACCCAGAGGCCATCCCCCCGAAGAACGACGACAGCACGGACCAGCCAGAAAAGGGTGCCGAGACCACCGCCACGGAGACCCCGGCAGACGGCACAGCGTCCAAGGCTGGAGAGGAAGGCACGGACGCCGACCTCGACGGCTTCCTTGGTATGGACAAGACCCAGGCGGACAGCGTCGTCGCCGCTCTGAACGCCAACCAGTTCGCGGTGCAGGCAGACCAGAAGCCGCAGGCAACGCCGACACTTTCTGACGAAGAGATCAAGGCAATCACCGAAGACCTGGCGATGGGTGACAAGGCAGCAGCCGCGTTCACAAAGCTCGCCAAGGGCAACCCTGCTGCCGCCGCACAGATCGCGGGACAGCCCCAGGTTCCAGGACAACCCGCCCAGCCGGCGCAACCGGCTGTGAGTCCCGCCGTCGCCGCCGCCTCGAAGACTGCGCTTTCGTCGTTCCTCAAGAACCTCGAAGGGATGGGCACGCTCGACCGCATCCGCATGACGCCTGGCATGGGCGATCAAATCTTGCAGACCGCCGACACGGTGGCCACCGCAATGGGCGCGAAGACCGAACGGGACTTCGAGAAAGCACTCAACATGGCCTACTACGCCGTGGACCCCCAGGGCGTGCAGGAACATTTCAAGAAGCAGGGACAGGACAAAGTCACCGGCGCTCTGAAGCGCAGAAAGGGATTGATCGACGCAACACAGGCACAGACGACATCTCCAAGAGCCGGGGGTGATGTTTCTATGAGTGAAGTCCTCAGCGCGTACAGAGAAGGCAAGAGCATCCGAAAGCTGCTCAACGCCTGACGCGCTCACCCCAGGGCATGACGCCCGATTTAGTGCAAGGAGATTGCTATGAGCACCTTTGGCTCCGCAACCGCATCAGATTTCTCGCTCGTCGTGGATCACACGCTCGCGCATTTCCACAAGCGACCAAAGTTTCAGACCGTGATGGACCTCGCGGACGGGTACCCGTTCCTCGAACGAATCTTCCCGGCACACCGGATGCGCAAGCAGTCCGGCCAGAAGTGCGAGTTCCGCTTCGTTCTGGACGGCAACGGCTCTTTTCGATGGACATCACTCTTCGAGCCCAGGGGACAGCGAGACTACTCGCAGTCGATCCTCAAGGGCTATGTCGAGTGGGCCAACTGTGATTATGAGTGCTACATCCACCAGCCCACCTTTGACCGCTGCCGCGACGAGGCTGAGATCATCAGCTATCTTGAAGAGCAGATGTTCACCGGCAAGAAGTCGGCGGTGGAGGGTATGGAGCCAAGCTTCATGCAGGCACCCGCAGACGCAGAAGACACCAAGTTCCCCCAGACATTCCCGGCCTGGATTCTTGGTGTGACGAAAGGCGTCGAGAACTACGAAGGTGGGTTTATCGGACAGAACGCATACTACGAGGACGGGACGGCCTTCTCCAATGGTGCTGGCAACCTCGCCCGGGATACCGAGTCCAGGTTCCGCAACTGGGCGGCGAACCACAACGGCTCGTGGGATTCGCAGCTCATCAGCGCGATCCGCAAGGGTCGGATCATGCGTGGGCAGAAGATCCCCTCGATGCTCCGAAGCGCTGTCAGCGACCGGCCCGAGAAGAACACACTCGTGATGAGCCAATACATGCAGGCCGAGTACGAAGACCTCGTGGCGACCCGCTACAGCGACGGTGAGAACAAGGATGTTGCGCCGCAGGGCATCGGGGGCTTCAGTCTCTACAACACGCCGATCATTCCGTGCGGCACGCTCAACGACGACCCGCTCAAGAGTGTCTACGACATCAACTTCTCGTTCATCTATCCGATCGTGCTCCGCGACCGCTGGCACAAGGCCCTCCCGACCAAGGAGGACTCGGACCTCGATGAGATGTTCATCAAGCGGTACAAGTGCTCGTGGCAGATGCTCTGTGATAACCCCCGCTTTGCAGGGGCCAAGTACCACATGCCCCGAACCTGATTGACGACCCATGCCCCCGGTCACAGCGACCGGTGGCGGTTTCCGTGACAGAAAGAACCCCGTGTTCACGACCACAGGAGTATCGACATGAACACCTCACGCTTTTTGACCGAGGGTGGCGGGCTCGTTGCCGCACTGACTCGGAAGGTTTATTACACAGCCAAGACGCTCGACAAGGACGCGGCAAGCGGTCGATCTGCGATCTCCGACACGCTCGCCAATGGCGGCGTGCTCTGCTTCGACCCGTTTGGGTGGGACAAGGGGCAGGGCGTCGATGTGACGCAACCCGAGGATGGTGCCGACGGTGACAACCGTGGCATGATCGCCGGCTATGTCGTTGGGCTCCGTGGCACGATCACGACCGCCCAGTATGTCAATGTCGTGCCGTTCACCCCTGGCACGCCGGGCGATCCGTTGACCGACGCGACACAGACGCCGATCACGCCAACCTATCTCAAGACCGCATCGGGGAGCTTTGCCCTCGTCCTGGCCACGATGGACGGCACGGCACCGGCTGACGAACCCCTGGCTCGCTGTATCTCGATGGATATTGTGGACACTGACACTGTCAACGCCCGCGCACCCGTCATCTTCATCTGATCCTTTCGGTAGGTAGGGGGCGGGCATCAAACCGTCCTCCGTGTCACCAACACCGGACACATGTCCGTCCCCCTACCTGCCTTTTCTGCTGGAGCACCGCTATGATCGATGCACCGGTCGGCTCAAACCTCGAAGAGCTGATGCTCCAGCTCGCGGTCTACATCGACAAGGCAGACCAGACCAGCGATGGGGATGCTCTGCCCGCAGATGAAGGCGAGCAGCGCATCCTCCGTCGCTGGATCAATGAGGGGTACTCCCTCTTCATGCGGAGTGACCCCCGGTGGTCGTTCCTCAAGCGGCAGGTCGAACTCACACTCTCGAACATCGTGGGGCCAGAGAATGTCAACGGCGAAACATGGCGGATCAGGTTGCCCTCGTTCGTGCGCGGCTTCCCCTCGCCCGCCGTATTCAGCGTACGGCAGAACGACATCACCACCGCCGTGCTCTGTATTCGAGAAGCCGAGTGGATCGACCGCAACATCGCGCTCGATGGCACCCGGTCAATAAGCACGCCCGTGTATTTCGCGTGCAGGGCAATCCCCATTTCAGACCGCAGCGGGGCGCACGGCCTCGGGAAGGGCGGGGCGGACGACTGGGAGGTGCTTTTCTACCCCAGGCCGAGCCGACCATACAAGGTTGGTGCTACATTCCCCGTGCGGTGGACGAAGCTCATTGACCACAACGACCGGACAATCTGCGGGCCTGAGCACGACCAGGCGATCGTCTTCGCCGCCGAGTACCTGTACCTCGCCCGCGACTCTGACGACCGCACACGACGCGAAGAGGCCAAGACGCGGTGGCTCGAATCGCTCGGCTCATCGATCCGACTCGATGCAGCCAAGCGACTCCCAGCGTTTGACAAACGACCGAAGCGATATGTCGAGCGGTCGACATGGACCGTCGGCGACAACAGTACGAAAATCACCCCATAGGAGGCATCAGCCATGCCCACGGCACACCATCCCGATCGCACCAACATCGACGAGTTTCTCCAGAGTTCGTATCCCAACAGCGGCGGACACGCCAAAGACCTTGTGATCCCGTTCTGGGAATGGCGGAATGCAAACGGCACAGACATGGCCGCTGTTTCCATTGGCACGGTCGGCAAGGCCACCATCAATCTCGGTGCAACAGACCTCAAGGGCATTCAATGGTCGGTCGGGGCAACGACCACAGATATTGCCTACTGGCACGGCCAGGTGCCGATGGACTACGACCCGGTCGAGGACAAGCTCCGGCTCGTGGTCCGCGTCCGCAAGACCGACGCCATCGACGAGAACGCCAACCTCGCCCTCGTCTGTAACGCCAAGTGGTTCGACAGCGCAAGCATTGCGGGCGAAGCGCTCGCCGCTGTCTTGACGAGTGATGCACTCGCGGCATCAACCACTGGCACCGACTGGGACGACTTCGAGGAAGTGATCTTCAACCTCGACGGGCACGGTCTCAAGCCCGGTGCGGTGCTCGAACTGAGCGTCTACCCGAACGAGACCGTTGGCTCGACCGACATGACGCTCGACATGATCTCGGCGCGGATCGACTACCGGGGCGGCGTGAGTCACAACGACCGTTCTCTCCGCAACTGGGCCTGATGAGGGGGTTTGCAGGTGATCCCGAGGACGCTGCCATTCCGAGGCGTGACCAACTCCACGAGTTTCCGTGGTCAGCCTGCGGACTTTGCGCCCTTCGGCAGCCTGCTCAACTTCCTCCCCAATGACACCGACACCGACCGCCTTCGCGGTGGACAGCGACCAGGTCTTTCCAAGCTGCTCGCCGCGAGGGTGGCATCTGGTCAGGTGCAGGCGATTCAGTCGCTCGCACTCTCCAGTCAGGTCACGGGATATGTTCCGGACGAAGATACTTGCGAGGACATCGAGACTGGATCAAGCCGCAATAGTGGTGTTCTCTCGGGCAATGCGTGGATGCTCGACGATGACCCGTCGATGTTTCGTGACTTTGACATGCTGCCCAGCGACTTCGCCTCCGGCTCGAAGTCGATCAACGCTGTTTGTTGGGATCCTGACAACGAGCACGCCTACTTGCTGATGAACTATACATCATCTGCTGGCTTCCCTCGAAATGAAACAGCCATATTCAAGGTCAGAAAAGACACGGGGGCGACTGTTTGGGAGACCCAGCTCGGCCTGGCGTTCGGCAACCCAATAATCTCATCCGGCGCGGGCAATACTGTCGAGACCGACGGCATCTTTGTTTATATCGCGGAAGGGCCACGGGTCTTTGTTCTCCTCGCATCTGACGGGGCAGGAATCAAGATATATGACATAAACGGCTGGGCAAACGAAGCGGTCGAGGCCCGTATCCGAACTGATGGCAAGTTGCTCGTCGCGTTCCGTGGCTCCAGTGTTGCTGGCACGCTTTACAACGGCCAGGCGATCCTCCCAAACTTCGGCTCCGACTTCCGCGCGGGCGTCTGCCTGTTCGATGTGGACAAGACCGACATGGTGGACCCGCTCACCTGGACATCGTTTGGGCCACAGCTCAGCACGACCGACCCGTGGTTCGAGACGACAGGCGGGGCGACCAACCCGCACGGGTATTTCAGGATGAGCGAGCACCTGCCAGGTGCCCCACGCGGTTCGACCGTCGAGGCCCTGGCTGTGACGCCGGATAACGGAGTCGTCATCGCCCGTCGCAACAAGGCATTCGGCCCAAACTGGGCCTACTCGCCCGACCCCGAGGTGCCGTTCATCACCGTCTTCAAGCTCGATGAAAACGGCTATGTCATGTGGTCGGTCGATACCAACTCCAAGCGTGATTCACACACCATCGGCAGCGACACCTACTACTCAGACCGCTGGAGTACGGACCCGTCGATCATCGCGGTCGCGGTCGGCGACAACGGGGATGTGTATGTCGCGGGCGACTCACACCCCCGGGCAGCGGCCAATGTTTTCCGCTTGGACTCATTTACCGGGGCGATCGTCGCGCAGATCGACCTTGGGGCGGTTACGCCAGGGAACACTATTCGCCAGGCTGCGATCGACATCATGCCCAAGGGAGGGCTCGTCGCCGTCGCCGGAGTGCGGCACAGCGATTGGCCCAACGCAGGGACGCGGGACGCGCTGCTCTGGTACCTCTCGCCGGGCGATCTCTCTGTCGTGCGGCATTACGACCTCGGCGCGGTCATCGGAGGCGCGAGTGCGATTAAGTTCAACGACGAGGACGAGGCTGTCCTCGGGAGCAATTATATTTAGGAGCTGACCATGAAACACTTAAGGTTCGCCGCAGAAGTCGTCATCGTCCTCGCACTTATCTCCTTTGTGTCTCTCGTCGTCGGGTGTGCTGGTGGAGAGGCGGAGGCGGCCGCATTGCGGGCCGAGATCGAGTCGATGCGGGCGGCATACGACGCCGAGCTTTCAGACCTGGAGACACAACGGGACGCAGCCATCGAGACTGGAAACACAGAGCGTGCTGAGGACATCGGGACTGCGATCCAGTTGAACGAGTCTCTTTCGTCGGAGCTTGAGAAGCAAGCTGCAAGGCTTGAAGTGTTTGTTGACGAGCAAGGCAATGTGGATGGGTCAGCCGTTATTCGCGAAATCGGCTATACGCTTGGCCCTTATGGCATCCTCGGTTCTGGGCTCGGCATCGCCCTTTGGAAGTGGGCGCAAGCGAGGAACGGCCTCAACTCGATCGCCAGCGGCATGAAGGCCCTTCGTAGCAGAAGCCCAGAGGTCAAGACCGCGATGAAACAGCACCGTGGCGTGCTCGACGGGGCGTTCACAACCCACGCCAAGCGGATCATCGAAAAGGTCGAACCATAAAAAGGTCGTGCTATGTTGTTTCTAAAAGCCATACTTCTCGTCTCTCCCTTCGCCTCTGTCGCGCCGGTGGCTTCCGCCATACAAGGCGGTAGCGTCGGGAACGCGCTCATCACAGCCGCAGCGCAGGCTCCAGGGATGTTCGTTCTGACAATCGTGGTGTATCTCTTTCTCAAAACAATGCGCGATGCGAAGAACGAATCTGAGATTCGATATGCCGACCTGTCCGAATCTTCTACGGCGGCGCTCAAAGACAACGCCGATGCGATGACAAAGATGGCGGTCGTGCTCGATCGTGTGGACCGGCACCGACAAGAAGGTGGGTAGTCAGTGGCGTGGACCTTTGACAGCACAACGCAGAACTGGACGAAGACCGGTGCGTTCCGAGAGGCACTCATTGCCGTCGATGACCTCGGGGCCTCCGCTGCGGTCACGCTCCAGCTCATCGACTCGGCCAAGCCAGTGCTCGTGCTCGTCATGGCGAGCCAGGACGGACGGACCTGCTACGAGGTCGGGATAAACGGGGTGAACCTCGTCATCCGCAAGGTCATCCACGGTGTCGTCGGGGCGGACCTCGATACCGTCGCCCACACCCTCTCCAGCGGCGACACCTACACCCTCGAAGTCCAGCGCCGGGGCAAGGTCATCGACGGCACGATCACCCTCGCCGACGGCACCGAGAAGACTGTGACCTACACCAGCGGGACGGTGGACCCCGATGAGGAAATCTTCGAGTGGCAGGACTCGTGGGGCTTTGTCAGTTCCAGCACGGGGGCCGTCGTTGCCCAGGCCCGAAAGTGCGGGCTCAAGCCCGAGAGTTCGAGTCGCAAGGATGTCAGCGTCTTCATCGCGGGCGGGAATGTCGCGCTCTACAAGGACGGGGCACTCCGCACACTGGAGTCCGGGGTGTTCGACCCCGTGGGCGATGTCTGGGCGTTCGTCTACCGCCAGAAGGTGTACGCCGGTGATGGGAGGTTTGCCAAGGTCATCGATCCCAACGACGACGCTGATCCGATCGTTCCCTGGACCCCCACCGCCGGGTATCTGCCTGGACAGACCACTACAGCGGAGCGAGACGCGGGGGTGTGTACGGCGACATGCGCCGCGGTGTATTTCGATCGGCCTGTGCTCGCCGGTGCCCCGCACGACCCACAGAACCTCTTTGCCTCGAAGGTCGGTGACCCGCTCGACTGGGACACGGGTGCGGACACCTTTGACCGGGCGTATGGGTCATCGACCGACCGGTCGCGCGTGGGTGAGCCTGTCATTGCGCTCGAGCAGTCCGCCACGGGCCTGCTGGTCATCGGAAATGCCAACTCGATCTGGCAGATGTCGGGCGACCCGTCGATCGGCATCCCCGAAGTGGTGGAGATCGACACCGACAGCGGCGTGAGCCATGCCAACGCGCTGCAGAAGGTCGCAGAGGGCGTCGTGCTGGCACACTCGCCGACCGGGCTCCTGCTCATCACACCGGGCAGGAGCAGCCCGTTGAGCGAGTCGGTGCTGACCGAGGGCATCCAGATACCAAGTGCCTCGATCGGGAACTACATCGTGAGCGTGGTGCGTGACCCATCGCGGTACATCACATGGATATTCCTTACTTCGAGGGCAACCGGGCTGAGCACACACTTCGCCTATTCCGAGCGGGTTGGCGGGTTTGTCGCTGGGCAGGGCGGGCTCCTCCCACAGCAGTTTCCAAACAATGTCGGCCCGACGGCGGCGGGGATGGTGGATGGCAAGATCGTGCTCGGCGGTCGGGACGGGTATCTGCGCGTGTTCGACGACACCGCCAAGGACGACGATGGTGTGGAGATCACGCTCAAGATTCCCGTACTGTTCTCTGAGGGCTCAAGCCAGCACGACACGATCATAAACAAGCTCAAGCTCGTACTTGGGAAGAACTCGGACGACGCGACGATCAAGATGTTCGCAGGAATCGATGCCGAGCGGGCCTACGACACGACCGAGCAGTGGACGCTCCTGAACACGACCGTCAGCTCGGGACGGATGCGGACGATCGATCGCGGGTTGCGCGCCCCGGCGCTGGTCGCCGAGATTTCGGGCACGGGTGTTGGGACAAGTGTGGCGATCGAAGTGCTTGAAGCGCATACGAGGCTCGGACGACTCTCGACGAAGAAACCCCGCTCGGTCTTTACGCCCGAAACCCTCTGCCCACCTCCGACGCCTGGCGGCTCTGGTTCTGGCGGCGGGAGCTTTGGCTCCGGACCTGGCTATGGTGGTTCGGACACGCCGGACTCATCATGTGGGACCATCACCGTGACGGTCTCAGGGACGCCATACGACTTCGGCGAGGACTCGGTTGTCACCGGCGTGCTGTATGGCAGGTGCAGGGACGGGGGCGACTCGACCGGCGACGGCACGATCAACAGGGGATGGAGTGCCACGGTGAGCAATGCGTTTGCGTTCTCGAACCCGGTGGACAACGCCGGGGCGTGTAGGTGGACATTCACTGATGGGGCGGGCACAAGCTGGGTGCAGTTCAATACCGACGGGACATGGACATATCTCATCCACTCGGCCCACGAGGCGTATTACTACTGCGGGAGCTGCGCGAGCTACGACGGGTGGTGTGATTTTGTTAACGGCACGATTTACTCTGGTGGAACAGCAGATAACGACTTGCTCCGAGACAACGGAACACTAGCCGACCCGGTATGCTCTGATTTCGGAGCGTCAACCTGCGATATTGGTCTGTTTGGCGACTTCGACCTTGACAACGGCTGCGCGCCGGACCCTGCTGCCCTTGCGACTGGGTTCCGGCATTATCTGGAATACACCGTCGCATGATCCCCAAGACGCTCCATCAGGTTTGGGTTGGCACCAACGAGATTCCCGATGATCTCGTGCGCTGGTCGTGGTCGTGGCGGGAGTATCACCCGGACTGGACGCTCTGCCTCTGGACCGACAGCCCGGAGATGCACAGCGGCCCATGGCACGAGGTTGCCCGCGTGCCAGCGCTGGTCAACAGCCACTCACTCGCCACCCTGCGCACGCTGATCGACACCGGATGCTTGAAGAAAACCAACAGCGCCTACCTGGCGGCGCTCTCGGATGTCATCCGCATGGAGGTCATCGCCCGCGAGGGTGGGGTCTATGCCGATCTGGATGTCGAATGCTTCCAGCCGATCGACGAGCTGCTCGACGGCGTGGACCTGTTCTGTGCCGATGAGTGCGGCCCGTGCTGCGGGAACTACCTCTTCGGGGCTCGCAAGAACCACCCGGCACTGTGGACCTGTGTGCGAGAGTTGCAGTTGCACCTGGTCGAGCTTGCGGCCAAGCGGGCCAAGGATGGCCTGCGTGTGAGCCCGGTCGCCGCCACCGGACCGGCGTACCTGAATCACCAGCTCCGAAAGCACGGCGAGGTCGTACTCTTCCCGTGGCCCCTGTTCAACCCGCTCTGGGCATGGTTTGAGCCCGACCAGGTCGAGCACTGGCCGAGCGTGAGCTACGGGAACCATCATTACGCAGGCACCTGGTACAGCAGGCGGAAGCGCGTGCCGCCCACGCCGTTCGTGGAAGGGAGCGCAGCATGAACACTCTGCCAATCAACGGAACTCCCTCCCGGTGCTGCCGGTGTGGTGACGAGAAGAACAACCGCCTCAGACTGTGGTGTTGTTTTTGTGATGGGGTTGTTGCGTACCTGAGGGGCTTTGGATACACGGTAGAGCAGATCGTGGCGATGGGTGAATCGGATGGCTCGGTAGACCCGGTGCTCGGCTGGAAACGGCCGCGCATGGTGAGAGTGCCAGATCACAAAACCGACGCTTATTACTACGACATTGTCCGGCACAGGAAGAAGTACGGCATTCTCGCAAAGCGAGGTGTAGCATGAGCACGATCACCGAGGACATCTATCAGCGTGCATCGGCGGAACTCATCGTCGCGTGGTCGGCTGGGTACCCGTCCATGCCGGTGCTGGAGACCTGGCACGGCCTGTGCCCCAAGGGGTCTCCGCGACTCTTCTTCCGCATGGAGGGCACCTCGTACAAGGTGGGGATTGAACCCAATGGCGCGGCACTTGTAGCAAGCGGTGACGCCGATCTGTCTGTCCTGCTGGAACACTACATGAGGGGTTGGGAGAACTGGATGATCGCGCACATGCACGAGCCAACCGAGAGGAGGCTCAAGGCATGAAGACCAGAATGAAGCCACTTACGCGCGCAGACCTTGCGAGTTTCCCTACGCTCAAGTCGTGGGCGCGGCAGCTCGCGCAGCTCCTCCAAAAGGCGATCGTCGAGCCGCACTTCACGGCGACGGTCGAGGCCACAAACGCACGAGAGGTCTCGATACAACTCCAGGACCGTCTCGGTCGTAATGTTGTGGGCCGGTGGCCGATCGATCTCTGGATCACGACGGTAGTGGATGGTGCTCCTGACGCGACAGGGAACACAGTCCTGGTCTTGACCGGGACGCAACTCTCGGAATACACGGCCAACGCGGCGTACAGGCTTCTCACAGACGAGACGGGGCTTGCGAAGGTCAGGATAACGATTGTCGGGACGGCAACGAGGTATGTCT